ATCGCCTGATCGAAGTCAGGAACGATATGCTTGAACTGCGAATGTTGCCAGAATGCCGGAGCGAGTGACGTTGCAGACATCAGCCGAGGCGTGATTTTTGGCGAACGGTTCCGAGCACGGAAATTCCAGATCAAATTATAGGCGTGTTGATACCCCAAATTCATGAGCTGTCCGGGTTTCGCATGCTTCCCCATATACTTATGGATTTCATGCGATCCCCAAGCGCCAGCCACGCCAGTCTCGAAATACGGGATAACAGGATCACCGTCTTTCTCAGGAATACCCTTGTACGAGCGGTTGAGGCTATCCATGCCATTAAACCGCCAATCGAACGCAAGGTTCGGCACGAGATACGCCTTAACCGTCACGACCACAGGGTTCATGAGGATTTCCGCCGTCTCCATGCTTTCGAATGAAAACCGCACAGACGCACGCGTCATATGATCTTCGCGAAGCAATGGAATTGCCGCGAGAGCGGTCATCTTACCGGCTTTCATCGATGTCATCACGCGAATGTCGTGATGTCTTGTCGAACGCACAGCGTCGACAGGAGTATCGGTGAAGCGGTTAAAATCGGGACTACCGCCCCGAACAGATGGAACTTTCATTTCGTTTTCCTTTTTGGAAAGAGTTTCGCTTTGATGATGCGCGCTGGCCTACAGAGCCAGCACTTTCTTTTCTTTACCACGAATGGTTCCCCATCTGTGGGGAGCCAAGCGGGCCACGGCCCCGTTGGTATACATCGAACGCTTTTTGTCGGTTAGAGCGGGTTCCTATCGTCTCAGGCAGGTTCAACCCGCCAGCAATATATTTGCCCGCTTTCTTGCCATAATGAACAACGTTCTCAGAAGCGTCCATGACAAGATTACCGAAACCAAACACATTCGACAGGATATCCGCGTAACGTGTTTCGGCCATTTCCGCATCATTGAAGCGTGGATCAACCAACGCTCCCTGAAACGGATTTGTGACGGTCGTTTTACCGATTTCGGGCGCCGTAGGGTTGCCCGTGGGCAAACCGTCTGCAGACCGGCTACCCAATCCACCGCCACCCGTAAACGAAGTGGCGGTGGTCACCATCTTGGGCGCATTCATAGACGAAACGCGAGCCGCAGTGTCGGCACGAATGTTCGCGAGTTGCGCCCTTGTAACTTCCTCTTGTAAGTCTTCCCGCCTTTGCAGGACAGGATCGACATCAGAGAAAGCCCCGCCAAGCTGAGCAATAGAATTGCCGATTTGGCTCCAATCACGGGAGCCTAAAAGGCCACCGTGGGTTTGCCCGACCGTGTAACCGGCCGAGCCACCATTCGCTAACGCGAACGCGGGATTGAACCCGCCTTTTTCCGCATCCTTTCGCAATTGACGGTAATCAATGCGATTGGACTGCTTTTCTTTTTTGCCGCCGAATATTCCGCCTAACAGGCCGATACCGGCACCAACTGCATCCCATATTGACATGGCATCAGTTCCTTTTCAGCCACATTGAGAATGCGATATCGACCAGAAGGCCGCCGACTAGGCCAAGGCCAAGTACGAGCTGATTTGCCGCTTCTGGATCAACACCCAATGACACAACGGAAACGCCGAGAATTACACCAACGCGACGGCCCAAGACCGTCAAGATTTCCTTTGCCATCGGAACGAGCATTTTATTCATTTACATCACCCCCTTCCGGTACATCACCATTTGCTGATTTGCTTGCTCACGTCAAGCGGATTTTTGTTCCGAGTGTTGCGCGCTCCACAAAATTCCGCTTGTCTACTTTTTAATGTCACACCATGGCACGAAGGGTTTAGAACCCCCGTTGCCTTTATGATCCCCTTGCGGGCGCTTTTTACACGTCGCCTTTTCGCGCATCCTTTCGTCTGACTGTTTTACAGGCTTTTCAGGCTTAACCGTTTTTATTGTAGCTTGATCAATCTTGAGTGACGATTTCCGCCCGTAAACGGGCTTATTTTGGGAGACAGCCGTCTCCCTTTTTCGAGGCTCAACTTGTGACCGAGCGGCCACAGATTGAGGGACAGGCCGCTTGAGAGCGACCAGACGAGCAGCGTTAGCCACCGCATCGTTTATGACTTTGTCAATTTTTGTCCTCGACGATACGGCCCTGTTATTTTGTGGTCGCTGTACGACCACCCGGCTTGCGCCCGAAGGTCCACGGTGGATGCTAGCGTCACCGGGACGGGACCTCGAATTTTTTCTTGCCATGCGCGTTCCCCTTTTTCGTCATAACTCCAATAGAGCCGGTAGACCGGACCCGCTAAGGCAGGTTCGCCAAAATGTATATCGAGAGCAGAGCTGTTAACCACATCGATATAATAAGAGTTTGTAACTTCATCTATTTTGACCTCATCCTTTGTACAAAGAGCAGGAAGGAACCAAGGAAACATTTCCTTGTGACGAACCACACGGTCGATCACAAATTCCTTATCTGGAACCAAGGTATCCTCATACTCTTCCACCAACGTAGAGTTGGGGTAATGATCGAGGTACCTTTCTCTCCATTGATCCAAATAGCTTTGCAGGAACAGTTCTAACGACCTGCCTTTCAGCATGAATTGGATCAATGAGCCATCCTTTTTCTTTTGTTCTGGAAAGCGATAAAACGCATCTTGCGGAGCAAGACCCGCATCAACGAAGGCACCGGCACGTTCTGCGAAGTACCGAGCGCCAAGCGGCGGCTTTTTTGACATAAAGAGTTTGCCTTGCCATTCAGTGTCATCATTCTTCTGAACATATTTGCACATATAGCGCAACGCAGATGGCGTGACATGCTCCCAATACGAATATCCATGGTCCCACTCACCTTGGACAAGCCTTTTATTTTTAACGTGGTTTGGCACATCCCCGCGCCAGTACATAACTATGTGCCAGTGCGCACGGCCCTTAGCAGAGCCATACTCGCCAACGCCGAAGTAGGAGAATGCAAACCCGTTTTTCCTCAGACGCTTAAACCATCTCTGGACGTCTGAGTACGTAAGAACCTGTGCGGCCGGGTGATCACCCTCACCATACGTCAACGTAATAAAGGTGCAAGCCGACGAGGTTTTACTTTCAGCTATGCAGCGACCAACCCAATCATTGATACGGTTATCGCGGCATAGCTTGCAATTGCGACACGCAACAAGCGTACCGTCTTCAAGTTTATTCGGAGAATTACACATCGTCGTTTCCTTGTTGGTGTCACTAATTGCATAGGGGGACAAGAGAGACCCTACATTCGAAGGCGGGCGGTCTGGAGGACCCGCCCGCCTTCCGGTGTTATCGTCGCGCATTATCCGACAATCAACACCAATTCAAACGCCATACGGCTTTACCACACTGGGTCAATCAATTCCCAGTGTGCTGGATCGTAAAACGCCCAGTGACCGCCCCACGCCACTTTTATGCCGGCCTGCTTGGCGACCTCTTCGCCTATGTGGCCGATCATATTCCATGTCTTGTTAGTCATATCCCAACCGTGGACACCATGAATGATATCCACAGCTTCACCTTTAACGTGCCGCCCATTACGGGCATCACGTATTTTTGATTTACCTTGAGCTATCAATAGCTCTTGTCGGGTGAGCGTCCGCATCACCTCCGTGGCAAACATCGGTATTCCGAGCGAACGCATCCGCCTGATAAACAGGCGTTCGAAATCAAGAATATCGACGTGCGCCCCTTTACGGTCCGCCCGGAATTGCTGTTCTCGGTACTTGTCGCTTTTGAGGAACTCCTTATTCGCCACGCTCCTAAGAGCGTGGCGATAAGTATCCTCTGCAACGCCGCTAGGCTCCGCCATTGGCAGGTTCTCCGCCGCTTGGAGGTTTAACCTCGCCCGAAGCGCCGCTATTGACGCTTCCAGCGTCTTCGCCGCTTCCGCTTGACCCGTTGCCAGCATCTTCGCCTGCAATTGTTCCAGAATGCTCACGTGCGATACTCTCCATCTGGGCAGCATGACGGCGGTTCAGTTCATCGAACTGCGCGTTCATGTTGCGTTGCATATTCTGGTTCATGAGGTGCATCATGCGTTCCATTTCTGGATTGCGAGTCGCACGGCGCTCGATGATATTCGTAAAACTCTTTTCATCGAGAGCAACATAAAATTGCTCTTCGCCGTCAGTCGTTTTAATAAACGAACCGCCACCATCGCCCACGAGGCCGAACGGCCCGAAGGCCGTAAAGGACAAAATGTCCATCCCCTTAGTAGAGGTGAGATAAATCGGTTCCCCGACAAACTCACCATCCTCACGCGGCACAATAGACCAATCCACCTGACCGGCAGATTTGACCTCAATACGTACGGGGCGCTGCCCCTCAGTATCGAAGATTGCGGCAATTCCATCCGTCTGTGCAGACCATGCAAGCGGATCGCCAATTTTCTGAACCATGATTTCTCTCCTTTGTCTGAAATCGTCCTAGACGATTATGGTTTCACGATGCGATCGTTCGGAGCCTTTGCAAGAACCTTATCGTAATCATCACGATTTTCGATAAGAGCAGGACCGAAGACAGTCAAGCCGGAGATCAATGCATCCCCGAGCGCAACGCACTCGAATGGATCATTCACCTGATCATTGAACGGCTTTGTATGGATGTTTGTCGCGAGGAAGAAATCCTCAGTCAAACGAGGGTTGAGCGTCTCAACCGCCCAAAGGCGATTGCGATCTTGATTAAAGCCCGCCGCAGGGTCCGGACGATGGAACTTGCCACCGACGCACACATGCGCGTAATTCCACCGCGCATTGAGCGGTTCATAACCGAACGTCTCGGTAGGTTGCGCATGCTGAACGTCTATGCGCTTATTCTGAACAACCTCGACCTTTTCAGGATCGAGAGTGTCGCGCAGGAATTGCGGAAGAACGTCAGGCACCAACGCATTAAGGTATGGGTCTTCTGTTCTTTCGAAAAGCTGTTCAGGAAGGATTTCCGCAATAAACATGATAATGCCGCCCGTACCGCACTGAGGTGCACGAACTGTCATATCAATGAAAGTAGCTCCGTCAACGGCGCTTTCATCAAGATTGCCGCTATCCGTTGCGTAACGTTTTGCCTGCCCGAACTTCACCGAGCTATCGCCGAGCAGCATAGGCTGACGCCATGCCTGTTCAGGGACACTCAGGCCATCCATCAACAAATCGATGATATATTCTTCATCGATACCGTTGTATTTTGTGCGAATTTCCGCCCATGCCTGCGTCTTTTTTGCCAGTTCCAAATTGGACATGGACAACGTAACGCCCGCTCCCTCAAGTTCCGCATAAATGCGTGGCGCATACGGCGCAAAGCTTTCGCGGTCAAACCAGAGGTGGTTACCTTGAGTTGACGTTGTAAAGTCGCCTACAACGCTATGCTGCGACCCACGGCGCGTATTAGCGCCGATGGCAACACCAGACGTGTCTACCGCCGTAGCCGGAATAGACGCAGGCGTTCCGGCCTGCGATGGCAGACCGTAAATACCCTTAATGTTCAGGCGCTCAGTCGCGAGATTGAGAGCAATCTCGCCATCAATGATCGCCTGATCGAAGTCAGGAA